GGTTGCATCCTGTGAAGATTGCCGTCAAGTCGTCGCACTGTTTCCATGACAGTGACTTAACCGCGCCGACGATGTGGAAAATAACTTCCATCGTATTACGGAAACAAGCGAAGTTTTTCTGTCCGCCGACAAGCCTTATCTCAATTCGACCCGCGTCGAAGTGTGAACCGTTGAAGCAATTACCGTGTGAACCGTCCATACAGTGAACATTAAGGTTTTTGGCGTTTGCGTATGCCATCTGTCGGCAATAAGCCGTTGACCCTACGCGGGCAAAAGCGGCTTTAAAAAAGTCGTAATATTTGTTGATGATGTAGTAGAGCTTGCGGCATGATTCCGCTTGAATCTTTTCCGTCGTCCCTAAAAGTCCGACGCTCACGTTGACGTGCATCCCACAATGTCCATCGTCGCATTTAATACCGAACATCGGGAAAAGGTCGTTGTACATCGTCTTGAAGTTACGGTAATTATTTCGGATAAATTCCTTCGTCATTACCTGTGTGATGCACTCTGTACCAGTTATCGTGCAATCTGTTTGTTGTTTGAAAAGGTGTTTCGGGAAAACACCGAAAACCGCCGTCGCCATGATGTTTGCGAGGATGTTTTGTGCCTGTGAATTGCGCTGGGTTGACAGGATAAAACCTGTTTCAATCTCAAGCCCGAAGCCCTTCATCGGTTTACAATCAAGACGCTGGAAACGGTTGTTGCACTTGATTGTCCTATCCGATGTGAAGTAAAGGTTTTCGCCGAAGCCTTCGAAGGCGTAATTTTCGCCGTAGCCGCCAGCGTGGTAGCCTTGAAGGTTGTTACTGTTGATTCTGTCGTTTTCTGTCTTTGCGTTTTTTCTCATGTTGTTGTCCTTCCTTTTCGTGATTGTTGATTGTTGTTGGTTTTCCGCTCTGTATTTGAAGGGCTTGCGACCTTCGCCCTTGCGGGTGGCTACATTAGAAAATCAACCGTTTGTCATCGCGTCTACTTTTTCAAGTGGGTCGGGGCGTGGGGTCGGTACTTGTCAAACGGTGGGGCTTGTTTGCTTTTCCCGAAGCGCGTTTCCTGTGGACTGTCACTATTTCACTTCGCGATGCCGCTTGGTGCGCTTGATGCGAACACTTCGCCGCGGCGGTTCGATATTTGGTTTTCGGGGCGGGTCGGATACCCGACGTCGTGTCCCCTACGTCAACAAGATTACCACGACGTCGTGTAATTTGTCAACAAAAAAAATAAACTTTTTTCAAAGCCGCTCTGGTGGCGGGATTCCAGACCCGTGAAACATCGTGAAACATTTCAATTATTCCGAAAAAGACAAAAATCGGGCGAAAAAGTCGTGATTGCATTTAATAGGTAGAAATGGTATAATGGCGTCATGGCATACAAAGACAAGGCAAACAAGTACAAAGCAAATACGAAGTATGAGCACGGCGCGATTGATAAAATCACTTTTCGATTGCGCAAAGACGGCGGTTCTGGAATAACCCGCGAAGACGTGCAAAAGGCGGCGACGGCGGCGGGCGTATCGGTTAACGAATACGTATTACAAGCCGTAACCGAAAAGATACAGAAACAATAACTACATAAGACGATGGAAAAGCGGCGTGTTACCCGAAAAGGTGGCACGTCGTTTTTACGTGCAAAGGTGGAAAAAGTGAAAAAGGAAAAAACTACACCCGAAGGTGTAAAAACCACATACCGACAGATTATCGACGGCGACATTGAACCGCAAGGCGAACAAAAGGGATGGAAAAACCTTGAAGCGGGACGCCTATCCTTTAATCAGATGGACGAAGCAAAGCGGCGCGAAATATGCCGCAAAGGGGCGGCGGCGGTTCATAAACTACACGGCGAAAAGAAAACCGCAAGGCAATCACTGGAGCGCGTATTAACGCTACGCATTACGGACGATATAGCGGACGCGGCGGACGTTGACCCTTCGATTATTGAGCGGCTACGAAGGGACAATCCTAATGCTACACTATATGATTTGATACAAGCCGTGGCGGTGGGGCGAGCGGTGGGCGGTAGCATCCCCGCGATGCAATATGTACGCGATACACATGGCGATGCGCCGATTAAACAGATAGAAGTTACCGACAATATCACGACGGACGAAGACAGGGCTTTGATGCGTAGTGTAGCCGCAAGGCTTGAAAACGCGGATAGCATACAGATTGTCGCGGATATTACACCAAAGGATGTAAAAACCGACGACGACAGTGGGGCGACATAGTCACTTTTTACGCTCTTATAGGTAAAAACCCCGCAAACCCGCATAAACAGGGCGTTTCCGCGTACGTACGTGTATTAAATAGGTAGAAACTATTCGCAAAACACGTCTTTCGCGCACAGTTTCAAATGCCCGCAAACCCGCATGGTTACAGGATTCCGAGCGTTCTTACCGATAATGAAATCATGGCGTCATGTCTGTGTGTGACATCGGAAAAGGAAAACGGGACACAGTGCGACCCATACACACACGCATGAACCCGCGCATTTACGCGTGTGTATGCAATTTTTTGATAGGAAGCGACGCTGACTTGGCGGGTTTTTCCAGTGGGCGGCGTAAAAACCACCCCCCCCAGCCTGGGACGCGCGCGCGCCGCGCAGGGAACCCATATACCCGCTCGGAAATTTTTTTATAAAAATAACCCGCTTTAGTGGACTAAAGTAATAGCAAGAATTAGTAATAAAAACACGGGTTTATACTGAAAACGTTCCTAATAATTGCTAAAAACAGGAAAATCACATGACAAAAGAGGAAGCCCAACGGATATTACCCTATATCCAGAACGGACTCATAAGCCAGGAGTGGAAAGACTGGGAATATCCGCAATATCGTATACCAACGGTCAAAAATCAAAAATCGTCGTCGGCTTACGCCGAAGAAAGGGGAGAAAAGCGGGGCAAGTCGGATAACCCATTAACAGATTAAAAATAAATGCTCAAGACCCTCATATAGTTTTAACAACCGATGCGCCCCGTTTTAATAAAGGAGAGTACATGACAGTAAAAGAAGCGAAAAAGGAATTGCGTCCAATCAAGGAAATGGAAAAAGACATACGTTCTGTCGAAGAAGAAATCGAGCGTTTGATGGCGGTCGCCACTAAAATGACGGCGAACTACGACGGGATAAATGTCCAGGGTAGCCCTACGAACAAAATGGAAGAAGCTGTGATAAAGATTGAAAAATATCGTAGCAAACTTTCAGCGCTTGTTTTAAAGCATTTGGACTACAAAAACCGATGTCTGAATAAGGTGGAACAAATTCAACCTAAATCCTTACAAAAACTACTTATTTACTACTATTTCCAGGATTTAACGCTGGAGCAGACAGCGGAAAAGATAGACCGTTCCTACCAATGGACGTACACGATGTTTATAACCGCATTAGAAGAATATGCAAAAATTTAGGTTACTTGATACTTTTAGATAAAAATACAGTGTAGTATGGTAACGGACAAAGTTCATTTGTACCTCTCCAGGATATTTGGCGACCGTTCTCCATGCTACGCGGTCGTCAATTATTATGGAATATAAAGCGAACGAATTAAGAGAAATCGAATACCAGTATTGCCGCGAAAATCTTGAATACTTCGTAGAAACCTACGGACACATTGAAGATAAGGATGCGGAAACGCTTATTCAACCCTTCAATCTTTGGGACGAACAGCGGGAAGCTTTGCGGCAATTTAGAGATAACAAGCTGAACGTGATACTCAAAGCAAGACAGTTGGGTATTACCTGGCTTGTTTTACATTATGCTCTGTGGAAACTGATAAATCCTGGGCGAACCGTAATAGGTTTATCGAGAACCGAAGACGAAGCACAGGAATTAGTGCGAAGGATGTCCGTGATATTAGACAATATGCGGGCTTTATTTGCACCAGTTAAAGACCAACCGATAAACTGGGCGAACGCGACGTGGGAAAGCACTTCTCTAATCTTGACGATTCACTTTCCACATAACCCCGATTCTGTATTCAAATGTTTCCCCAGTTCGCCCAACGCGGCGAGGTCGTTTACCGCAGATTTGATTGTATTCGACGAGTGGGCGTTCCAGGCTTTCGCAGAAGACATCTGGAAAGCTGGTTATCCTACCATAAACCGTCCAACAGGCGGGCAAGTAGTAGGTTTATCCACAATAGAGCGCGGTTCGTTCTTTGAAAAAGTATTTACCGACCCCGATAACGGGTTTAATAAGATATTTATTCCGTGGTACGCAGACCCGCGAAGGGACGATGCCTGGTATGAGCAGACGAAGCGTACGATGGGAGATATGACTACGCAAGAATATCCCGCATCCATTGAAGAAGCGCTGACTGTACCTGGTGGGTCGTTCTTCCCAGAGGTAAGACGCGAAACACACCTTGTTGATAAGGAATTAGAAGGGAAATTGCGTAGGTACGTTTGCCTTGATTACGGTCTGGATATGCTTTCGGCACACTGGATTCAAGTCGATTCGAAGGGAAACGCACAAGTATATAGGGAATATGACGCACCAGACAAGACGATAGGCGCGGCTTGCGACGTTTTACTATCAATGTCTGGCGACGAAAAGATAGAATACTGGCTTGCACCGTCCGATTTGTGGAGTCGCTCGCAAGAAACAGGTAAATCAAGGGCAATTTTGTTCGCGGAGAACGGTTTACACCTTACGAAAACGAGCAGAGACTTCCCCGCGGGCTGTGCATCCATGAAAGAGTGGTTAAAAGCTGGAGATACACCCCCGAAATTGACAATTTTGGATGGATGCGCACCAAATTTGTACCGTTGTTTGCAGAAAATCCAGAAGGACAAGAAGAAGCCGAACGTATACGCAAAAGACCCGCACGATTTAACACACGATGTTGACTCATTAAGGGCATTTTGTGTTTGGTGGGTACGAAGTCCAGAGGTTGACTACGAAAAAATAGAAACAAAACAACATAACTCAATCCTTGAAGACATAGAAAACGCAACAGGAGAAGACAGGGAATACTTGTTACGAAAGTATGGAGAACCCCTATGAGGTTAAAAACATTAATGGATAAGGCGAAAAAGGCTATTGCTCCTTCAAAAGAAGACAAGAAACGCGACAAATGGCGCACCAAACTTGAAAATGCTTTGAAAGCATACCAGACTACGCTTACAGAGATTTCAAAGAGCCAGGCTGTCTATGAAGGAACAAGAGAAGTCAACGGCAACCCGAATAAAAATACAAGCGCAAAAGATGTCGCGATAAATGTACGAAATATAGCGTATGAACTTATCGAGTCACAAGTTGATTCCTCAATTCCGATGCCGAAGGTTACGGCAATCCATGAAGGCGACGAGGATTTGGCACGTTCTATTGAAAAAGCCCTTGTGAACAAGGTTAAGATGCTTAAATTGTCCATTATCAACGACCAGATGGAAAGAATAGTTCCTGTCCAGGGCGGCGACTTCTTCATAGTTGAGTGGGACAATTCAATGGGATTTCACTCAAATTATGGCGATGTGAACGTTAAAGAATTACTTCCCAGGCAGGTTATTCCGCAACCTGGCGTTTCCAATATAGAAGATATGGACTACATCTTCGTACAGACCGCACAGACTAAAAAGACGGTCAAAGATATTTACGGTGTTGATGTAGAGGATGCTACCGAAGAATATAAGGATGTAAGGGGTTCTAACGCCGTTTCTGACCTCGAAACAGATATAGTCACGGTAAATACCGTCTACTATAAAAATAACGGCAAAATAGGGCGTTTTGTGTGGGTAGACGACTATACACTGGAAGACCTTGACGATTACCAGGCAAGGATAACCAGGAAGTGTAAAGAGTGCGGATACGCGACCGAAGAAGATGTATGTCCTATGTGCGGCTCTAAAAAGTTCGAAAAGACCGAAGATACAGTGCAGGACATCCGTATTCCTCTTATGCAGGAGAGCGGAGTCAATCCTTTAACTGGAGAACCTATCGAGATTGAAGCCGAAGAAGTCATACAGATTGACTACTATAAACCCAACGTTTTTCCCATCATTGTTCGTAAAAACGTATCAAAAAGCAATTC